GCTGGCGTGGCGCCGACGGGTTCCGGCGGTTTCGCACCGGGTACGTCGAGATCGGCAAGGGCAACGGCAAGTCGCCGCTGGCCGGCGGCATCGGGCTGTACTGCCTGACGGCCGACCAGGAGGCCCGGGCCGAGGTGTACGCGGCCGCCTCGACCAAGGACCAGGCGATGATCCTGTTCCGCGACGCGGTAGCGATGCGCGATCAGTCGCCGACGCTCACGCGGGCGCTGATCAAGTACGGGGGGCTCAACCCCTGGAACATGTTCTATCCGAAGAGCGACTCGTTCTTCCGGACGATCAGTTCCGACGACAAGCAGTCGGGCCCGCGCCCGCACTGCGCGCTGTGCGACGAACTCCACGAGCACCCCGACGGCACCGTCGTCGACATGCTCGAGGCGGGGTTCAAGTTCCGCCGGCAACCGCTGAAGCTCGAGATCACGAACTCCGGGTATGACCGGACGTCGATCTGCTTCCAGCACCACGAGTACTCGCAGCGTGTGCTCGAGGGACGGGTCGACGACGACGCCTGGTTCGCCTACGTGTGCGGCCTCGATCGCGGAGACGACTGGCGCGACCAAGGCGTCTGGGAAAAGGCCAACCCGAACTACGGCGTCTCGGTCACGGAGAAGTACCTGCGCGAGCAGGTGAAGAAGGCCGAGGGCATGCCGGCCTACGCCTCGAAGGTGCGCCGGCTCAACTTCTGCGAGTGGGTCGACGCGGCCACGCCTTGGATCGACGGCGACGCCTGGCGCAGCTGCGAGGGCGAGCCGGACCTCGCCCAGTACCGCGGCTCGCGCTGCTGGGCCGGGCTCGACCTGTCGGCCAGGAACGACCTCACGTCGCTGGCGCTCGTGTTCGCGCGCCCGGACGGCACCGGCTTCGATGCCTTCGTCTGGTTCTGGGCTCCGGAGGAGGGGCTGCGGCAGCGCGAGGAGCGCGACCGCGTGCCTTACACCGTCTGGCGCGACCAGGGGCACCTCGAGGCCACGCCCGGCGCTACGGTCGAGTACGAGTACGTCGCCCGCCGGCTCATCGACTTCCGCGAGCACTACGGACTCGAGGCGGTGTGCTTCGACCGCTACAGGATCTCGGACCTGCAACGCGATCTCGACGACGCCGGGTTCGACTACACCGTGGTGAGCCTCGACACAGCCGAGGAGGAGCTGCGCAAGGCGACCGGCCTGTTGCTGGTCAACCACGGTCAGGGATTCCGCGACATGACGCCGACGGTCGAGGCACTGAGCACCGTCGTCACCAACAAGACGCTGCAGGTGCACCGCAACCCGGTGCTGACCATGTGCTCGGCGAATGCCGTGATCACCTCGGGCCCGGCCGAGGAGAAGAAATTCGACAAGCGTAAGTCGCGCGGTCGGATCGACGGAATCGTCTCGCTCGCGATGGCGATCCGCTGTGCGGAGAAGTTCAAGAGCCCGCACGGCCCGAAGTTCGAAATGCTATTCCTCTGAGGTAACCCGATGGATCGCGCATACAGCCAGTTCGAAGTGAAGGCGATCGACGACGCCGAGGAGCGCATCGTCACCGGCGTCGCCTCGAGCATCAGCGCCGATCGCATGAGCGACGTCGTGGTGCCGGCGGGTGCGAAGTTCGCCCTGCCGCTGCCGCTGCTGCACCAGCATCGCCACGACTCGCCGATCGGCGAGGTGTTCGAAGCCTCGGTCACCGGCAAGCGGATCACCGTCAAGGCGCGCATCGCCAAGGACAGCGGCCTCGACTACGTCGAAACCGCCTGGAAGCAGATCAAGGCGAAGCTCGTGAAGGGCTTCTCGATCGGCTTCCGCTCGCTGAAGCACGAGCCGCTCGACGCCGAGCGCCCGTGGGACGGCTGGAAGTTCCTCGAATGGGAGTGGCTCGAGTTGAGCGCCGTGACGATCCCGGCCAACGCCGACGCCACCATCCAGACGATCAAGATGTACGACTCTGCTGCGCGGGCCGCGACTGGCCAGGCGCGTGGCGGGGTCATTCTCGTGCCCGGCGTTTCGGGCGACCACACCACCGTCAAGCGCGGTGGCATTCCCCTGATTCCCCGAGGTAAGTGAAATGAAGACCATTGCAGACCAGATCAAGGATCTGGAAAACACCCGCGCGGCCAAGGTCGCCCGGATGGAGGAGATCGCCCGCAAGTCGATCGACGAAGGTCGATCGATGGACGAGGCCGAGACCGAGGACTTCGACGGCATCGAGACCGAGATGAAGGCGCTCGACGCCGACCTGGTGCGCCTGCGTCGCCTCGAGCAGCTGACCGGCGCCCGCGCCAAGCCCGTGAGCCAGGAGCCGACCGCGAAGGCCGCCGGCGAGTCCCGCGGCTCGGGCCCCGCCATCATCGTCAACCGCGAGGCCGACGAGAAGTTCAAGGGCCAGAATTTCACCCGCAAGGTGATCGCCCGCACGCTCGCGCAGCTCGAGAACGAGAGCCTCGGCGGCGAGGTTCGCACGGCGGCCGACATCGCCCAGCAGCGCTGGGGCCGCAGCAACCCGCAGCTCGTCGAGGTGATCCGCGCCGGTGTGGCCGGTCACGGGTCGGGCAGCGGCGAGCCGGGCGCGGAGCTCGTCTCGGCGGACAACCGCTACACGGGCGACTTCATCGAGTACTTGTACGGCATGACGGTGTACAACCGTCTGGGCCTGCGTGAGGTGCCGGCGAACGTCGCGATCAAGGGCCAGGACGGCGCGGCGACGGGCTACTGGGTGGGTGAGAACCGCCCGATCCCGGTGACGAAGGGCGACTTCAGCTCGGTCAGCCTGACCCCGCTGAAGGTGGCTGCCCTGGCTGCGGCCTCGATCGAGCTGTTCCGGGATTCGAGCCCGTCGGCGGAAATGCTGATCCGTGACGCGCTCGTGAACGCTGCCGTGCAGCGCATCGACACCACGTTCGCGGGCGCTGGCGTGGCCGTGTCGGGCGTGTCGCCGGCGGGCATCCTGAACGGTGTCAGCGCGTCGAACTCTTCGGGCATCGACGGCGATGCGCTGCGGGCGGACGTGAAGGCGCTCTACAGCGGCTTCATCTCGGCGAAGAACGCAACGGGCCTCACGTTCCTGATGAACCCGTCGCTCGCGAAGAGCATCCAGCTGCTGACGAACGCCCTCGGCCAGTCCGAGTTCCCGGGCATCACCGCCACCGGCGGCACGCTGCTCGGCGACCCGGTCGTGACCGGCGACAACGTCGGCGCGCAGCACTTCATCCTCTTGAAGCCGAGCGACATCTATCGCATCGGCGCCATGGGGGTCGAAGTGGCGCTCTCGCGCGACGCGACGATCGAGATGGACACGGCGCCCACCGGTGAGGGTGACACGCCGACCGCCCAGTCCGCGAGCATGGTTTCCATGTTCCAGGCGGGCATGGTGGCGCTGCGAGTGTTGGTCCCGATCAACTTCGCCAAGCGTCGCTCGACCGCAGTCGCGTACGTCAACAACGCGCACTACGGCACGGCCGGCAGCCCGTAATCCACGGGCAATGAGGCGGGCCGGGGTCACTCCCGGCCCGCTTTTCAGGAGGACTCATGGGACTGCGCACGACCCGGGCATTTTCAATCGGCGGCCGCCGCTACAAGGCGGGCGAGCCGATCGAGCTCGCCGGCAAGCACCTGCGGCTCTTCCAGGCGATCGGCTATGTCGAGTACGGCCCCGAGGAGTATCAGGCGCCGGCGGCGCCCGCCGAGACCGAGATCGCCGAAGAAGTCGCGCCCAGGTCCCGTCGCACGTACCGGCGCCGCGACATGAAGGCCGAGGAATAGCCTGTGAAGTTGACCCAACGGCTGGCCAAGGTGTTCGCGAAGGCCGCGGACTACCTGTCGCCGCCGTACGACCGCGGCTCCTGGTTCACGGTCTACGACAGCCGCGCGGGCTCGTTCCAGCAGGCCTCGCCGATCACGACCGAGTCCGTGCTCGCGTTCCATGCGGTCTATGCCTGCATCACGCTGATCTCGAACGACATCGGCAAGCTGCGCGTCAAGCTCGTCGAGCGTTCCACGGGGAACATCTGGCAGGAGACCGAGAGCGCATCGTTCTCGCCCGTCCTGCGCAAGCCGAATCACTACCAGAACCACATCCAGTTCAAGGAGTGGTGGATCCTCTCGAAGCTGACCTGGGGCAACGCCTACGCGCTCAAGGTGCGCGACGGTCGCGGCCTGGTCACCTCGCTTTACCTGCTCGACCCGAATCGCTGCTGGCCGCTCGTGGCGCCGACGGGCGAGGTCTTCTACCGCATCGACAGCGACAACCTCTCGGGCGTCGAGGAGCAGGTCGTCGTGCCGGCGAGCGAGATCATCCACGACCGGATGAACTGCCTCTTTCACCCGCTGGTCGGCCTCTCGCCGATCTTCGCCTGCGGACTCGCGGCCCAGCAGGGCCTCGCGATCCAGAACAATTCCTCGAAGTTCTTCGAGAACATGAGCCGCCCGAGCGGCATCCTGACCGCGCCCGGCGCGATCTCGAAGGAAACCGCCGAGCGACTGAAGACGCAGTGGGAGGCCAACTACGGCGGCGACAACATAGGCAAGGTTGCCGTCCTGGGCGACGCCCTCAAGTACGAGGCGCTGTCGGTCAACCCGGTCGACGCGCAGATCGTCGAGCAGCTCAAGATGACCGCCGAGGTCGTCTGCTCCACGTTCCACGTGCCGCCGTTCAAGGTCGGCGTCGGCCAGATGCCGACCTACCAGAACGCGGAGATCCTCAACCAGATCTACTACAGCGACTGCCTGCAGAGCCTCATCGAGCAGATGGAACTCTGCCTCGACGAAGGCCTCGGCCTGGCCTCGCCGAAGGATGGTCGGCTCATGGGTGTGGAGCTCGACCTCGACCAGCTGCTCCGCATGGACAGTGCGACGATGGTCAAGACGCTGGGCGAAGGCGTGAACCGCGCGATCTACTCGCCGAACGAGGCCCGCCAGCGGCTCGACCTGCCGCCGGTCGAAGGTGGCGCAAGCCCGCTGATGCAGCAGCAGAATTACAGCCTGTCGGCGCTCGCGAAGCGCGACGCCGGCGAGGATCCGTTCGGTAAGGCCGCCGCACCCGCTCCGGCGCCGGCGGCGGCCGAGCCCGAAGAGGGTGACGAGGAAGAGGACCAGGAGCGCGCCTTCGAGACCAAGCTGGCGCCCCTGGCCGCGCGCCTGGCTGCGCTCGAGCGCGCCGCATCGGCTCCCACCTGGTTCGAGGACTTCGTCCGCAAGGTTGAAGAACCGTACCCGGCATGAACGACGCGGCCCTGATCGCGACCGAGATCCAGGATCTCGCCTCGAGCGTCGGCGACGTCGCCAGCGCCATCAAGGGACGGCCGGAAACTCAGGTCACGGTCAACGTCCCCGAGCAGGCGGCACCGCAGATCAACGTGCAGGTGCCGCAGCAGCCGGCGCCCACGGTCGAGGTCAACGTACCTGCTCCGGTCGTGAACCTCGAGCCGCAGGTGAACGTGCAGCTGCCGAAGCAGGCCGCGCCGCGCGTCGAGGTCAACGTCCCGGCGCCGATCGTGAACATCGACTCGCCGGTCTACGTCCCGGCGGCTGAGCCGCGCGCATATGACGTGACGGTGACCGAGCGCGATCGTCAAGGACTGATCGTGTCGTTCGTGATCTCGCCGAGAGGCTGATGGCTAACCAGACCGTCAGCACCGACGCCAACCATGATGCCCTGACCGGGCGCGCGGCTGGCGAGGACTTCACGATCCAGTCGGGCGCGAC